GCTGTTTCCCTCGACCTACGGGGACATCAAGCAGATCGAGCCGAGACCGTACACAATCGACGCGGAGCAGATGAAGCTGATCCAGACGAGCGTGTACAACTACTTCGGCGTCAATGAGGACGTGCTGCAAAACAAGGCCATCGGCGACGCATGGTCCGCGTTCTATGAGGGCTGCGTCGAGTGGGTGGCGATCCAGGCCAGCGAGACGATGAGCCGGATGACCTTCTCGGACCGGGAGCGCGGGGGCGGGAGCGGGATCTTCCTGACCTCGAACCGGCTGCAGTACATGACGAACAAGGACAAGCTCAACGTATCGGCGCAGATGGCCGACCGGGGCCTGATGCGCGTGAACGAAATCCGCGCGATCTGGAACCTGCCGCCGCTGCCGCCGGAGATCGGAGACCGGCTGCCGGTGCGCGGGGAATACTACGACGCGGCAAACCCGCCGGAGGGGAAGACCAGCGGCGGGGCCGGAGCGGCGGACCGCCCGGGACAGACGGGAAGGCCGGGGAGCGGCCCGGCGGACGAGGAGGGGGACGAGGATGAGCGAGACGAGGACGCCTGACTGGATCGAGGAGAAGCTCGGCCAGGGGCGGGAGTACCGGCGGATGGCGCAGCCGATGCAGGCGCGGGAGGCCTCCGGCGAGGATGACTGGGATGTCGAGGGCTACGCCTGCACGTTCGGAGAGTTTTACACGCTCTTTGAAATGGACGGCTACAGGGTTGAGGAGCAGGTGGACGCGCGCGCCTTTAATGGGTGCGACATGAGCGACTACATCATGCAGTACGACCACCACGGGCGGGTCTTCGCGCGGAGCCGGAATCACACGCTGACAGCGGAGCCGGACGCGCACGGCCTGCACACGCTGGCCCGGCTGGGCGGCACGGAGCTGGGCCGCCAGGTGCGCGAGGAAATCCGGGGCGGGTACTCCGACCGGATGAGCTTCGCCTTCACGGTGAAGCGGGACAAGCGGGAGATCATCGAGGATCACGACACGGGCCTGGTGACCGTGCGGCGGACGATCCTGGAGATCAGCAAACTATACGACGTTTCGGTGGTGTCAATGCCAGCCAACGACGCCACGGAAATCTTCGCCCGGAGCCTGGAAGCCGGAGAGAGCAACTGGGCCGCGCAGGAGCTGCGCGCGTATGAGGCCAGGCGGAAGGCAAGGGCACGGCTGCGGCTGCGCCTGAAACTTGCGGAGGTGAAAGCATGAACTACACCAAGGAGCAGATCATGGCGATGGACGCGGACGCCCTCGACCAGGCCATGACCGAGGCCCGGGCGCTGGACAGCGACGAGGCCGGAACCGAGACCCTCGAGCAGGCCGCCGACGTGGTGGAGTGGATCGAGGAGCGCCGGGCGCAGCTGCGCGCGGACGCGGACAAGCGCAAGGAGCTGCGCGCGAAGATCGCCGCGGGCGAGATCGGCGAGAAGCTCCAGGAGACCAACTTCGAGGAGGAAAAGCGAATGAATTATTCCGTTGATTCCGTCGAGTACCGCAGCGGCCTGCTGAAGGACCTGCTGGGCCAGGAACTGACCAAGGAAGAGCGCGACGCCATCAATTTCGTCGCCACCACCGGCGACGCCACCTACGGCAGCGGCAACGTACTGCCCCGCCAGATGCTGAACACCATCTGGGATCTGATCGAGGATCAGCATTCCATCCTGGGTGACATCACCATGTACCGCACCGGCACGATCCTGGAGATCGCCAAGCGCACCGAGATCAGCCAGGGCGACGCGGCGACCGTGAACGAGAACGCGGCCAACGACGACGAGGTCAACACCTTCGCCAAGGTCACCCTCAGCGGCAAGGACTTCTCCAAGCACGTCAATATCAGCTACGCGATGGCGAAGATGAGCATTGACGCCTTCGAGTCCTTCCTCACCAACGAGATCGCCGAGCGCATGGGCGCTGCCCTGGCCGCCGATGTCGTGGCGCAGATCAAGACCGACTACTACTCCACCGGCAACGCGAAGACCACGGCCAACGAGAAGAAGATCGTCTGGACCGACATCGCGGGCGCGCTCGCCGTGCTGAAGAATGCCAAGGGCGGCGTCGTGGTCTACGGCCAGCGGGCCACGATCTACAACTACCTCGTCGGCATGGCCGACACCACGGGCCGTCCGATCTACCAGCCGAACGCCCAGGCGGGCGCGGAGGGCACCCTGATCGGCTACCCGGTGAAGGTCGAGGAGGCCGTGGATGCCAACAAGCTGCTGATCGGCTATCCGCAGCAGGTCGTGGGCAACATGATCCAGGACGTGATGGTGGAGAGCGACCGCGACATCAAGAAGCACGTGATCACCTACGCGGCCTACGCGCGGTTCCAGTGCAAGCTGATGGCCCCGAAGGCGTTCGCGCTGCTGACCGTTGACCAGGGGACATAACCGTCAGTGACGCGGACACGGACGCCTCCGGCGACCTGTCCGAGGAGGAGCTCTCTGCGCTGACAGTGCCCCAGCTGCGGCGTATCGCTGACGAAATGGGGATCACCCTGACGGCCACGAGAAAGGCGGAGATCATCGCCGAGATTCTGGCGGCTCAGGAGACGAACGAAGAACCGTAACACAGGGGAGGGGAAACCATGCTGGAAAAGGCAAAGCTGGCCTTGCGGCTGACCACGGACGCCTATGACGATGAGATCACCGACCTGATCGAGGCGGCGGAGCTGGATCTGGGCATTGCGGGGGTGAAGCTCGAGGTGACGGACGCGCTGGTCCAGCGGGCCATCCTCACCTATGTGCGGACGCACTTCGGCAGTCCCGAGGACTATGACCGGTTGAAGGCGGCCTATGACGAGCAGAAGGCGCAGCTGATGACGGCCACCGGCTATACCGACTGGGGGGATGGGGCATGATCCGGGCGGGGGCGAACATTGCGACCCTGTACAGGGACGAACCCCAGCCCCTCGGGGTTTTCGAGACACCGGTCACGGAAGGCCGCACTGTGTATTGCACGGTGCGGTCTGTTTCGTACCGGGAGCGGTATGAGGCGGCGGCGCACGGGCTGAAGCCGGACATCATCATCCGGCTGGCCGCACCGGACGAGTACAGGGACGAGCAGCGCTGCGTGATCCGCGACCCCGACAGCGGGAAGGACGTGGAGTTCCGGGTCATGCACCCGTGGCTCAACACCCGGGACGGCTCGGTGGAGCTGACGCTGGAGAGGAGGGCGGCGCCGTGACAACGCTGGAAAACCTCAAAGCGATCTGCGAGGCAAAAAGCGGCGCGGCGTTCTCCCTCTTCGCCTGGCAGCAGAACCCGGAGGCCGAGGCCTGGGGCGTGATCACCCTGGACGGCCAGGCGGCGGCGGTGTGGGGGGACGGCGCGATGCAGGAGCAGGGGCTGGAAGGCTCCGCGCACCTGTTCGTGCGAAACCTGACCACCGGCGCGCCGCAGGGCGTGCAGGAGGCCCTCGCGGAGGCCGGGCTGAGCTGGAGGCTGGACGACGTGATCTACGAGCCGGACTCGCGGATCCTGCACTATGTGTGGATCTGGCAGGAATGGGGTGGGGTCGAGTGAGCCGGATCAGGTTCAAGGCGGACTTCTCCAATCTGCTGAAGGAGCTGGAGAGGGCCGGAGGCGCGGCGCTGCCAGCGGCCAAGCATGGCCTGTTCGACGCGGCTGCGGTGATGGCCGACGCGATGAAAGCGGAGGCGCTGGCCCTGCCGTTCGATTCCAGCACGACCAGCCAGATCGCGAACAGCCTCGGCGTCGCGAAATTCCGCGACAGACGGAGCGGGACGGACACGTCCATCAGCTTCGAGGGTTACTTCACGGAATCCGGCTTCCCGATCCAGTACTTTGTGCGGGATCTATGCAAGGGGAGAAGCAACCGCCCGGCCAACGACTTCGAGCGGAGGGCCTACAACCGGGCGATCGCCGCGGCGGACGCGGCGGGAACCAAATCCGCGGAGACCTTTGCGCAGGCGATCATCGACAAGATCAAAGACAAGTAACCAGCGGAGGTGACTGCATGGCAAACATCGGTTTGCAGCGGTATTTTGTTTCCCCTGTGCTGATGGCCGACGGCGACCCCGAGACGGAAGCGGCCATCGAACTGGCGAAGAGCTTCGGGACGCTCCTCTACGAGGGCGACGGAGGAGCCGACAACGCGCCCTATGCCGTGCCAGGGGCGCGGCGGGCGCAGGTGAACTACAACAAATTCAATTCAGAGCTCTACGGGGATGACCTCCTCGCGGAGCATGACCAGATCACGCTGAGCGCGGACATCGAAATCGAATGGGCGCCGCGGTACACCGACAACGATTACAGCCGGGACGGGCTGCTGCCGGAGCGGTTGGAGCGCATCGACGCCTTCGGTGTGGAAGCGTACGGCGATCCGGAAGAGGGCCCGGTGTCGCATCTGCTCTGTGAGAGCGGCAGGCCGGTCGGCTTTGGCTTCATTCAGGTGCAGATCGTCAACGGCAGGCTGCGCTATCGCGCGATCAAGTTTCATAAGGTCACGTTTTCCCTGGAGACGGAGGAGACCCAGACCAAGGAAGAGCGGATCGAATGGGGCTGCCCGATCCTGCGGGGACACGCGGAGACGGTGGAAATCCGGCGCGAAGGATCGACGGAGGAGCAGCTGCGGGAGTTCGCGGAGTTCGAGTCGATGGCCGAGGCCATGACCTGGCTCGCGGCGCGGTTCCCGGGCGAGATTCCGGCGACCTGGAAGCTGGCAAGCGCGCCGAACCCCAGCAGCTTTGCGAGCTTCTCGCCCGCCTTTGACCCGGACGTGACGCGCTACACGGCGACGATCGTTACGGGCGGCGGCACGCCCGACCACAGCCTGAACGCCAACTG